TACAGCCTCCGGGATTGTTTTACATGGGCTTTATGCCCGTGATAGAGAGGAGCCGGGGAAAGAAGTGAATCAGTTAAAGGTATTCTTTATAACGTGTTGCCTAAACTGTATGTGTTACGGGGGAATAGATACAGAAACTCCCTGTAAAGCAAAATTCCCATGCGTGGGGAAAACAGGCTTTGATTATCTCAGAAAAACCATAATGAGAAAACCAGTAAAGCCGGGGGAAAAGATTTCCTCCTCCCTATGCAATAAAGGGAAATGAGGATGAAATAAAAAACAGCAAAGCCGGGGGAAAGAGAGACAAGATTTTACTCTAAAAACCCTAATAAAACCTAATATAACAAATAAAAGAGTAAAGAAAGAAATACCTCTAAAGAGAAAAGATCCTTTGAGTAACATGGGTAATATCTCTAAGAGGTATTTTTTGTAAGAGGGAAAAATAACTCAGTTTAATCTTTACACTACTTTTGTTTCATACATGAAAATGAAATACAAAAGAAAGAAAACCCCCAGAAAAAGGGTGTGAGGAGCTGAGGAGAGAGGAGGTTTAGAGAGAAATGGCTGAGGATTTGAGCCAGAATAAGCCAGATGATAAGCCTGAGAGCCTAAAGAGAGTAAGAAAAGAGACAGAGGCTCAGAAACAGGCGTTTGATTTGTACTATGGCATGGGAGAAAAGAGATCCTTAGAGGCTGTAGCCGCTGGATGTGGTAGGAGTACCCGTACTATAGGGGAATGGAGTAGGCGTTTTGGCTGGAAAGATAGGGTAGTACAGAGAGAGATAGAGGATGCCGCTAATCAGGGCTCTGTAGCTAACTCTGTGATAGATGCTAAGGCTGAGTACAGAAAGATCATAAGAGCCCTTATAGCTGGCTTTGTAAAGGATTATAAAGCCGGGAAAGTACGGATTAAGAATATTACAGACTTTGAGAGAGTGGTTAAGCTGGATCTGATGCTCTTAGGAGAGGTAGCTCAGTTAGAGGTTAAGAGTGATGTAGCACTCAGTGAGGAGGATAGAAAGGCTATTTTTGCGGTAGCTGACTCTATCAAGGCTGAGATGGATGCTCTCAGAGGGTGATTTTATTGTGTACTTTGTCGGATGGGATACCTCAGATCCCCGTGGTTTTATAAAAGCCCTTTGTGCAATTTGAATAATTTTTAATATGCCTTACCGGATTGCCTAAAATCCTGAGGGCTATTCCGTTATTACTGTTTGAAAACAAAATACAGTAGCTCACTCAGGGGAGGTCATAACATGAGCAAGATTGGTAAGGGGATCTGTTTAATTGGTAGTGGTATCTGGGAGATGATCACAAAGGCGTTTCTTTTCATTGTGGGGGCAATCGTGAGAGCGGCTCTGAAAGTCTCCAGAGAGTACAGGAGGAGAAAGCTCAAGAGAGCTACAGCCTATGTGAATAAGTACGGCTTTGAGCTGGATCTCAATAGCCGGGTGAGATTGGATGGTAAAGCCTATTATGTGTTTGCTCTCCAGAGTTGCCGGGATATAGAGGAGCGGCGTGAGGTAGAGATAGCACTGATAGGAGTACCTCAATACAAAGAGATCAAGAGGAGGTTAAGAGCATGACAATTAACGAATACCAGAAAGCGGCACTCAGGACAGCCTCAAATACAGAGATAGCCTGTAGAGATAACCTGATGATCAATGGGGTTATGGGGCTTAATGGTGAGGCTGGTGAGTGTATTGATCTGGTAAAGAAATTTATGTTTCAGGGGCATGAGCTGAGCACTGAAAAGCTGGCTAAGGAGCTGGGGGATGTAGCATGGTACTTAGCGGTTACAGCCCATGCTATAGGCTATGATCTGGAAACAGTCTTACAGATGAATGTAGACAAGCTCAGAGCCCGGTATCCTGATGGTTTTGATGTGGATCACAGCTTACATAGAAAGCCGGGGGATGAGTAATGGAACGTGAGAAAACAGTAAATACCTCAGAGCTGATACTCAGTAATCTCAGGCATAACCTGAGGAGAGTAGAGGCTCATGTGCTGGGGAAAGATTATTACAATCTGGGCTCAGATGTATATAAAGCGGATGAGCTCATGTGTGATGATCTGATAAAGGCTTATGAGGATCAGAAAAAGGAAAACAGGGTACTTACTTTCCTGATGCTGGTGATGTTCTTTATGGTGATAGTGCTCCTGTACATGGGAGTAAATCATTTATGGGTATTCTAAAGGGAGGAGAAAACTATGGGATTGATGGATGCTTTTAACGCTGATGAGAGGATTACTGTTAAGGTAGGAGATCTCTGGGAGCTGATGGATACCGCCTCCAAAGCTCAGTACCTTGAGAACGGTATCAAGGCTGGTGTACCTGTAGAGTATCTCTGGGGAGTGGTAACGGGTGAGCCTGTAAACTGTGATCTCCCGGAGAGCTTTGAGGGCTGTACAGATGATGCCTGTGATATTGATTTCCCGGATGAGGATGATGAGGATCTGGGTGTAGAGAGTCTGTTTGAGGAGAAAGTAACCATGTATCAGGAGGCTGAGGAGGGTAATATGTTCGTGCTTACCCCCTATGGTATGGAATGTACCCCGGATAAGATCAAGGCTGAGAGAAAGGTAGATGCCCCGGTAAAAGGGTATGAGCATAGAGTACCTGTAAGCTGGGTGGAAAAGGGTTATGTGAGAGAGGTAAAGGATGCGTAAGAGGAGAAAAGAAAACCTCTATAAGCTGATAGGTATCCTCATTATCTTATCTATTGCCGTGGGCTGGGCTTTACTCAGTGAAGCGTGGGAGAGAGCCGCAAAAGCTGAGGCAATGGATAGTAGAGAGCTACACTATGATGCTGATGATGATTTTATCCTCATAGATACTCAGGAGGGGCTCATGGGCGTGTATCACGGCTGTGATCCCCTTAATCATTTCTGGAGGAATAGCCTGAGGAAAGTAAAGCCGGGGCTGTACTTCTATGAGGGTTATGAGAATACCTTTGAGCTTACTATGGATGGTACAGATGCGGTGTACAGGGTAGAGCTGAAAGAAAAGGATCTGAGATACCTACAGAAAACTATAAAGCAAGGTATCCCGGTATTAGCATATTGAGGAGGATGTAGATATGGATATGATACATAAGCCTAAGCATTACTGTTTTTCAAAGTTTGAGCCTAAGGATGTGATCCGGGCATGGGGGCTCAATTTTAATCTGGGCTCAGCGGTGAAATACATAGCAAGAGCCGGGAGAAAAGATGATATCATTCAGGATCTCAAGAAAGCAAGGGAGTTTCTCACCTTTGAGATAGAGGCTCTGGAGGCTGAGCGGAAAGAGAAAGAGCCGCCTCAGGATCATGTAGATTGTAATTGTGATATCTGGGGAAAGCTCAGAAAGGCGGCTGGATACAATGAGAAAGAGCCTGATGGGGTAAGGCTCTCAGAGGTGATCTCTATGAGCTCTCAGGAGTTTACAGATAGGTTTAGAGATCTCCAGAATGGTGAGGGGCTCTCAGATGCCTATCACTTTGAGTTTGTGGATGATAGAGGTAGGAGATGGGTACTCACTCAGATCAAACAGGAATACCACGGGCTTACTAACAGGATCTTGATGATGGATCTGAGGCTGTGGTTTACGGATGGTAATAATGAGATGGAGCTGGTGCTTAGAGATGGGAGGGAAAAACGGAGATGAGAATTATCAATGCAAGCTATGAGATCATGGATGAGCTGGATGGTAAGGCTATTCTGGAAAAGATTGAGAGGGTAGCAAGAACCTGTTACAAGTCTGAGGATAAGATCACTGAGGGTAGTGCTGAGAAAATGGTAAGAGCCCTCTGTAAGAGCAATCATGAGGCTATGCTGGAGCATTTCTCTTTCTCAGTGAAATTCATTGTAGATAGAGGTGTATCTCATGAGCTGGTAAGGCATAGAGTAGCCTCTTTTGCTCAGGAGAGTACCCGGTACTGTAACTATGGGGGAGATGGGATCACAGTGATCAAGCCCTGTTACATGGATGAGAACAGTACACAGTACAAGCTCTGGGAAAGTATGTGCTGGGAGGCTGAGGATGCTTATATAGCTCTGATACAGGCTGGGGCAAAGCCTGAGGAGGCAAGAGCTGTATTACCCACAAGCCTCAAAACTGAGGTAGTTATGACAGCTAACCTCAGAGAGTGGAGGCATTTCTTTAAGCTGAGAGCTCTGGGCTGTACCGGGAAACCTCATCCTCAGATGGTAGAGGTAGCCTTACCCCTCCTCAAAGAGGTACAGGAAAAGATCCCGGTGGTATTTGATTATCTGGTAAAGTGATGAGCTGGGAGGGCTGAGAGGCTCTCCCTTTTTAGTGGAGGGTATGGATATGAGTACAGCGGCGGTAGCGGTTTTGTGCTTTGTTTGTGTGATGGCTGGAGCATTTCTGGGAGTA